ATGGATGGATTTGACTACTTAACAAACTATGTCATGGAAGCTAATACACTCAGTGTCAGGTGGTTAACTTGGTTAGGTGCTAGTTTTGAGGATTGCAATTATCCAGGTTATAAGTCATTTAAGATAGAGAGGAAGTAATTTATTATGTGTAATCCAGCAATAGCAATGGCAGCAGCAACAGGTGTTTCAGGAGCACTACAGTTTGCAGCACAGCGTCAACAAGCTAAAACACAAGCAGCCTATCAAGCACAAGGACAAGCTATAGAAAGACAACGCTTTGTAAGAGAACAATCTGCTACTAGACTTAGAGAAGCACAAGACAAAGAAGCAGAAGCAAGGAAGATGGAGCAGTTAGCTCTCGAACAAAGACAAAGGGTTGCTACAGGTGTTACAGCGATGGGAGAAGCAGGAGCTATATCAGAAGCACCTATTGATGATTTATACGCACAGTACGGTAGAGTTAAATCAGCACAAGCTAGACAACAAGAGTTTAAAGCTGTAGGTACTGAGTTAGCTTTAGAAGAACAAGGGTTTGGATTCCAACAAGAGATGATGAGGTTAAGTAAACCTGTGTCAAAACCTAGTTTACTGCTGTCAGCTTTAGAAACAGGAACAAAAGCAGCACGATCTTACAAGGAGTTTTCATAATAACATGGCTGAGAAAAGACGAGTAGTAGTACAGGGATTAGGAGGAGCAGTTCCATCTTTACAAGCAGCTATACCAGGAAGTGTAGGACAAACTAGAACACAACTCCAACAAGCTACTCCTTGGCAAGAATCTAAACTAGGTCAACTATCTCAAGCTTTAGGTGTAGCAGTACAAGGTGTTGGTGAGTTAAAGCAAATAGGTGAGCAACAGCTCGAACGAGATATAGAAGATTTAGCAAGTAAAAGTCCTGAAGAGATAGAGAAACTTAGAAAGAATGCAGAAGGAGAGTTTGATAAATTAACGAGAAAAGGTGGGCTTAGGTGGCTTGCTTCTCCTGTTAATCAAGAAAGAAGAGCTAAAGCAGCAGGGTCTTTAATGAGTCGTGATTTAATATCACAGATTACAGTTAGGTTAGAAAACCCTGAACAAGGTGACTCCGATTTAGGTGCAGATAAAATAGTACAACAATTAAGAGATAAATACATAGAGGAAAACCCAGGTATCAGGGACTCAACTTTAGCTATTGATGGATTGCAAGAGTCTCTTAATAGAATAACTCCTAGCTTAAAAGTTAATTTCGAGAGGAAGATGTCAGCTGAGAACAGGAGAGAGCAAGCACTAGCTACTACTGCTGGTTTGTATGATTTCATAGATAGTTTAAAAAATACAAATACTCTTGTTACTGGTGGTATATCAGACGGTGCTTACACTGATGATTTAAAAAAGATATGGGAAGGATCAAATGCTCATAACGCTACAGAACAAAGAGCAATACTTAAAGGAGCGTTAGGTTCTTTAGCTCGTAACGGAATGCAAGATGAAGCAGAGGAGTTGAGAATATGGGCTGCTTCTAATTTAAAGTTTGGTACAGCTAAGATGACTGAGATGGAACAGGATGAATTAGATGACTTCATTGACGATGTAGCAGAACAAGCTGAATCATCGTTTGATAAAGAACAATTAAAGATAGCTGAGGAACTAGAAGCACAAATTGGAATAGCTATTTTTGATCTTAACGAAAAAAAGACAGTAACAGAATTTAATGGTACACCTGTAAACAATGTTAATGAATTAATAGATTTAGTAGGAGAGACATACGAAGACAGTAACGGTGTTCGTTTATCCTCAGCGACTCAAAGAAAACTTAGGAGAAGTGTAATCTACGAAGTAAATAATTATAAAAGCCCAGAAAAGAGAGCAGCTGATACTAGTTATGCTGCAACTCGAAACGAGTTTTCAGCTCTATTTGATGTCACAAAAGAAAACAACATAACAGAAGTAATATCAGCAACACTTCAAAGCGAATACTCTGACATTCAAAATGTAATAGAGAACAACCCAAATATTCTATTTGATGTTACAAATGAGTTTAACAGTGAACTACAAGAAGAAGCACAACGATTAGCAGCGGAGTCAGAAGATTTTGATCCTGTAAAAATAAAGAATAAGTTAACTCCTTTTGCACGAAAACTTTACAAAACAACACAGAATACTTTAAGAGAAGAATACGAAAAAGTTGCTAAAGTAGAAAAAGAGAAAGATGATTTACTTCAAGCTACTAAAACCGAAGTAGGTAATGAAAAAGTAATAGAAGATTCCTTTTGGAAAAAGCTAGGATTTGGTTCATTAACAGAAAAAGAGAAAGTAGAAAATTACACAGCAGTTTTAGGCAACACAGAAATAGAAGATATTAAAGAACAGAACAAAGCTTATAGAAAACTAGGTGATATTGATTTTACTGATCTATTGGACAAAGCATACAATAGGAAACCTGTTTCTGTACAACGGTTTTCTACTACAGGGTTTGATCCTTTATCTCCTAAAGATGTTTTTATGTCCGAAGAAGATGCTGAAGAAGTTAAAACTTTGTATAAAAAGAGTTCTATTTATTTAGGTTATTATACTGACCTAGGAGTCTTACGAGATAGGCTATTACCTGAAGGTGAGCGATTTAATCCTAGAGCTTTAGACGCTAAAGTTATTCCTATATTAACATATAAAGAAATAAAACTAGGCTTAACTACTACGGAATCAATTAAAGAAAAAGCTGAACTAATAGGACGAGGAGATGATGTAGATAGTTTCCTCGACGAACAGAAAAAATTATTAGAAAGTTATGAAAAGAGTAAGCGTACTTATCCACGATTTGAACCATTAGTTTCAGTAAGACCTCAAAATTTAAATAATCCTTTTGGATTTTAGTTTTTATTATTATGGAAGAAATAGAAGAAGAATTACTAAGAGACCCTACAGCAACTTTAGGATTAGGAGGTTCTGATTCTATTCCTAAACAGCAAGTGCAAAAAGCACCTGAAGTACAAGTACAAGAGCAAGAAGAGGAAGAAGATTCTGATTTTTTAGATACTATAGGAGACATAGCTTTAGCTCCTTTCAGGGGACTAGAGGGAACTTTAAACGGTGTATACAATCTAGCAGACATGGTTATGTTTGATGTACTACCTGACTTAGATACTAGATTTCTAGGTAGATCAAAAACCACAGCAGGTTCTTTAGTGGAAGGTATAGCTCAATTCGCTTCAGGTTTTGTTCCTATCTTTGGTGCAGCTGGTAAAATAGGTGCGTTAGCTAAAGCAGGTACTGTTACTAGAGGTGTAGCTGCTGGTGCTGTTACTGACTTTGTAGCGTTCAAAGGACAAGAAGATAGATTGTCTAATCTCATACAACAATTTCCAGAGTTACAAAACCCAGTTACAGAGTTCTTGGCACACGATGCAAACGAGTCTGAAGTAGAAGGTAGGTTAAAGAATGTACTAGAAGGTTTGATTCTTGAAGGTGCTATCGGAGGAACTGTTACTTTGTTTATGAAGTCTTTAAGAGCTTTGAAGGCAGGTAAGAAAGTAAGAGATGTAGACGGAGGCGGTGCTGATGAGGTTAATAAAGCTACTTCAGATTCATTAGAAGGTGGTAAAGCTTTTGCTGAAATGCCTAACTTTAAAAAACAACCGAACACTGATTATCTTACTATAAAAAACGCAGCAGAAGCAGCAAGAGCTGCTAATAAAGATTTAAGAAGAGCACAACGACAAGGCACACCAGGAGAAATAGAGGACGCAAGAGATGCTTTAGAAGAAGCGGAAATTAATCTTAAAGAATCTATAGATAAATCAAAATCTTTAGAAAGCGTAGATAAAGACATAGCAAGTGATTTTGTTACTAGAGTAGATGATTATGTAAGACAAACTCAAGGAGAGAAAGAAGTCTCAGGGACAGGTTTACAAGAGTTTGATGAGCCTTTTCCTAGTGATCCGTTGCAGACAGCTTCCGTAAAAGATAGGGTAAGGGCAGCAGAAGAAAGAGAACTGCAAGAAAAGTTAGATTTAGTAGAAGACTCAGTCGATGATTTAGAAGAAGCAATAGAGTTAGTACCGTACAACACTTACGAAGATTTAGGTCGAATTGATCTTGCTCCTAGAGGAGCTGATAAGTTAAAAAACAGATTAATTAAAAAGTTCCCTTTGAAGGGTGCTGATTTAGAAGATGCAGCAGAAGTAGAAAAATTTATAGATGTATTAGGTAAAAGGTTTTTTGGGGATGTCCATTTATCAATTACCAATAAAATAGATTCAGCAGGTTTGTATGAATGGGGAAGTAATATCGTCAAGATTCGTCAAGATGTTGTAGAGGGAGGTGGATTAAAACGAACAGCTATACACGAATTGTGGCACAGTCTTAGTCGTTATTTACCCGAAAAAGATGTAACAGCTTTCACCAAACAGTTTGAAGCAGAGCGTAGGAAATATATAGAAAGCTTCGGTGTAACTTTAGATGAGGGTGTTGATCCTTCTAGTTTATTAAAAAGGGAGATACCTAAAGAACTAAAACTATTTCTTGAAGGTAAGCGTTCAGGTTTTAACGAAAGAAACTACAGGTTTAAAAATGTAGATGAATATTTTGCAGAGGAAATGACAGATGAGTTTCTTCGTAGGTCGTCAGCAGGAGAATTTGATAGAGCAGCTTTGCGTACTCCCAAAACTGTTATACAAGATATAGCTGTTATATTAAAAGATATTTTTGCATCTATTAAAGCTAAACTAGGAATAGATCAAAGAAGAAAAGTATTTAATGACTTTCTAGCTGAAAGGAAACTTGTTAAAAAGCGTTCTCAATATTTTGAAGGTCCAATGAGACCAGACGGAAAATCAGGAGATGCAGCTGAGTTGCCTGACTTTAAATCTAAGATAGAGACAGACCCTGAGTGGCAACAATGGACAGACGCTGTTAGAAGAGGTGAAAAACCTCGATTACCTAGAATGGAAATGACAGGAGATATAGATTCTGTTCACACGATTTTAACTGAGAAATATAAAAATAATCCTGAGCTAGTAAAAAACTTAGACGAACCTCCCAACTTTCACGATGAGGATTTAAACACTATAGTTAGAGATTTTGCTCAGAAAAGTATTAAAGATCAGAGGGAGATAGCAATTAATGCTGAAATTTTTAAAGATGTACTGACAGACTCTACTGAAAAGTTAATGAAGATTGTAGATGATTTTGATAAGACTGAAAGCATACAATCAGAAGCTGCATTAAGAAATCAATTAAGTGAGGTAGTAGAGATATACGACTACTATAGACAAATGGGTAAAGAGACTGCTCTTACCTTGGCAATGCGTAGAAGTAAAAACCCTATATCTAGAAAGATCGGTTTAGAGACAAGCGAGATGCAAAACTCAGCTCTTGTTAAAGAATTTCTAAACAACAACAGCGGAGGAATGTCAGCTAAGAAAGCTGTTAAACTTATCAAAGATGTCTACAATCCTACCAATCCTGATAAAACTTTAAAAGGAATGTTGAATGTAGCTAAGAAAACTCAAGGTAATAAACTATTAGATGCAACTATTGAATACTGGACTAACTCGATATTAAGTGGACCAAGAACTCAAGCTGTTAATTTTCTAGGTAACTTAATGACTCAAGTGCTTACAAGTTTAGAGATGACTGCTGGTGCTGCTATTCAAGGTAATATGCCCCTAGCTAAAGCTGCTTTTGCTTCTGTGTTCGATGTTATACTACTAAAAGAAGCTTGGTCAAGTGCTGCTAAAACTTTAATAACTGGTAAAGAAGTATTAGATATAGGCAGTCGAAGTTTTGAATCCAATATGCAGTCTATAGGTAAAGCTATAGATTTTAGTAAGGAAGGAAACATAGATAAAAACACTATAAACCTGTTAGGAAGTTTTATTAATCTACCTGCTAGAGGTTTGTTAACTGGAGATGAATTATTTAAACAACTTTCTTTTAGAAGAGCTGCTAGATTGAAAGCTACTATGGACGCTTTTAATTTAGGTCTAAAAGACTCTAAAGAAATAGCTGATTATGTAGAAGGTAAAATTGAAAAGATTGTTACTACAGGAGGACAAGTCATGTCCCAAGAATCTTTAATTAGAGAGGGAACAGCACAAGCAGATAAACTAGGATTAATAGGTAAACCTAACACTAAAAAAAGAGCTGATTACATAAAGAAATATGTAGATGATAACTTTGATGAAGACGCAGCTGCTCTTGCTCAATACTCAATAGAAGAAGCTAGGTACTATACTTTTACTAAAGAACTAGAAGAAAAAACAATAGCTAAATCTTTACAGAACACAACAAACAATATACCAATGTTAAAATTTGTCTTACCTTTTGTAAGAACTCCTGCAAACATTCTAAGCTTTGCTTTAGAAAGAACTCCGTTTGCTGCTTCAGTAAAGATTCCAGGCACAGATACAGTAATGTCTTTTCCTGGTCTACGCTCAGAGGCTTTATCTTTGAGGGAAGGAATGAAATCAAATGACCCTTTACTTCGAGCACAGACAACAGGTAAATTAATTACCTCTGTTACTACTTTAGGTTTATTCATGGATATGGTTACTAATAATAACAATATCTTTCCTGTCGTTACAGGTGCTGGACCTAGAGATGATAGGCAGCGTGATATGTTAGAGCAAACAGGATGGAGACCTTACAGCATTAAGATAGGGGATACATACTATAGTTATAAACGATTAGACCCTATTGCTACTTTATTAGGTATATCAGCAGATATGAACGAGATGATGAAAGAATCTGACCAATACGATGAAGAAGGGGTAGAAATGCTTTTCATGGCAACCGCCACAGCTTTAGCTCGTAATGTTTCAAATAAATCTTTTCTTGCTGGAGTTCAAATGTGGTCAGAAGCAATGAATGATCCTGATAGATTCGGTAAAACTTTAGGTAGAAACTATGCAGGTTCTTTTGTCCCTAATGTACTTTCTCAAATGCAAGATTACGATAAGCAACCTTTAAGAGAAGCAAGGACATGGGCAGATGCTGCAATGAAAAAATTACCTGGAGGTAGAGATATGCTTGATCCTCAGCGTAATTTATTAGGAGAAGAGAAGATAGTAGATTACGGTACGATGGGTTTTATTAATCCTGTAGCAACTTCAGAAGACAAGTCGGATATTGTATTGGAAGAATTAGCTTCTTTAAAACATGGTTTTAGACATCCTAGCTCTAGGATACTACAAGGTAATCTTAACTTATTGGATTATGTAAACGAGCAAGGCAGAACTGCTCACGATAGAAGATTAGATTTATTACAAACTGTCAGAGTAAGAGGAAGAACTTTAAGACAGACTTTAAGTAAATTAATTAAATCTTCTAAATACCAAAAATTAGCTGGGTTCTCTGCTGAAGTTGGATTACCTAGTCCTAGAGTTCAAGAAATAACTAAGGTGCTACGAAAATTTAAAGATTTAGCTAACAGAAAAATGTATAAAGAATTTCCTGAGCTTGTTTCTCAAAAGAATAACATAACTCGTGCCTTACAACTTAATAAACAAGGTGTTAACAGACAAGATGTGCTTGAACTTTTACAACAAACAAATTAATAATAGATTACCATGAGTATTCAAACATTCGCAGATCACACAGGGGACAATTCAACTACCTCTTTTGCTTTTTCATTTCCTTATCTTGATGACTCTCATGTTGTAGTACAAGTAGATCAAGCCAGCGTAGCAGGTGGTGCTTTTGTTACTAAGACATTGACTACTGATTACACCATACAAACTTCTCCTTCCAGTGCTATTATATTTAACAGTGCTCCAGCGACAGGTGACAGGATAAGAATTAAAAGAGACAGTGCATCTAATACTGCTCTTGTAGACTTTGAGAACGGTAGTGTACTTACTGAAGTAGAACTAGACCGTGCTTACTTACACAACTTATATCTGAATGAAGAGATAGCAGAAGGTAGTGGTAAGGATGTAATGACTAAGAACAGTGCTGGTAATTTTGAAGCTGACTTAGCTAAGATTGTTGATGTAGCTGATCCTACTCTTGCACAGGATGCTGCCACTAAGAACTATGTAGACACTGAGATTACTACTGAAAGAACAGCTAGAGTTGCAGATGTAGACGCTGAAGAGACTGCTAGGATTGCTGCGGATGCTTTAAAGGTAGCTAAGGCAGGGGACTCTATGACTGGTGAGTTAGCAATGGGAAGCAATAAGATCACAGGTCTAGCTACTCCCACAGCAACAACTGATGCTTCTAACAAATCGTATGTAGACGGTGAGGTTGCTACAGCTCTAGCTACAGGTGTTGCAGGTGGTCTAATAAATACTGGTAACATTGCTGATGATGCAGTTACTGCTGACAAACTTGCACACACTGCTGTTACTCCAGGAGCTTATACTAATACTAACATAACAGTAGACCAACAAGGAAGGATTACAGCTGCTGCTACAGGTACAGCGAGTGAGTTGTTAACTTCAATTAAAACGGTAGACGGTACAGGTAGTGGATTGGATGCTGACTTGTTAGATGGTCAAGAGGCTACTGCTTTTGCTGCTGCTTCTCATACCCATACTTTAAGTAATATATCTGACGCAGGTACTGCTGCTGCTAATAATACAGGAGATTTTGCTACAGCGGCTCAAGGTTTGTTAGCTGATAGTGCAGTACAGAACGGTGACAATAATATAACACTGACTAGCACCACAGGTAATGTAAACATGGAACTAGGAGGGGCAACAGGTTTTGTATCTTTTATTGATTTAAAAAACCCTAGCACTGATGATTATGATGTTAGAGTTATAAGTGATGATAATACTACATTGGATACAGTTCACACTTCAAGAGCGAGGATTGAAGGTCATAATTCATTAGGGTTGTGTGCTGGCGATACAAGCGTTGGTCCAATTCCTGAAGTTGTTACAGTTGAATCTAATGGTATAAAAGTAAAAGGCATCGCACTTTATAATGCAACTTCGTCAACAGAAGGTGGACAACTCTTGCTTAATGAGCCAGGCGTTAACTCACCTGTTCTTTCTGAGGCACAGTCCTTTTCAGTAGATACTTTTAAAGATACTACTAATATCAGTGGACACGGTACTAACTCTAAAATGTTGAGAATTTTCCAAGGATCAGTAAGTACCTCCCCTACTGCTTTTGCCGATAACGGTAATGTTTCGTTCAGTGGTAGTCTTTTCCCAACCGTAACAGCGTCTGAGGATTTAGGTACAGCTAGTTTAAAATGGCAAGATGTATATTCGTCCACAGGTGCTTTTAATGGCTCTGATTTAAATTTAAAACAGGACATTGAGGAACTTAGCGAAGCAGAAAAAAGAGTAGCTGTAACTGCAAAAGGTCTTCTTAAAAAATACAGACTTAAAAAAGCAGTTGAGGAAAAAGGGTCAAATGCAAGGTATCACTTTGGGATTATAGCTCAAGAGTTACAAGCAGCTTTTCAGGCAGAGGGACTCGATCCAATGCGGTATGGTATAATAGCTGAAAATACTTGGTGGGAGAAAACAGTAGACGGTAAAAGGTCAGTATCCAATGAGGAACAAGAAGGATATTCGGAGATAACGGAAATGGCTGTGCGATATACTGAGTTACTTGCTTTCATCATCTCAGCTTTATAATATAAACAATGACTGAAACAATATCACATTTTCTTGATACTGCACTGGCAATTATAATCGGTGTATTCGGATGGATAGTAAAAAAGTTTGCTGATCGATTAGATAAAGATGAAGAACGATTAACAAAGATTGAAGTGGAACTTGCTACACAACGAGAACGAGACACTGCTGTGGAGAATAGAATGAGTGGTCTGGAAACTACTGTTAAGGAGATTAACGGTAAACTAGATAGAATGATGGAAATGTTAATGAGGAAATAATGAGTAAGATATGTCCAAAAGGAATAGCTTGGGCTAAACGCACATTTGATAAGTACCCATCTGCTTACGCTAACATGGCTGCTTCTAAATACTGCAAAGACCCTAAGTACGGAAAAGGTAAAAAGCGTAAACTATCCATAAAGAAAAAGAAATAAGATGGGTGAGTTAGCTAAATGGAGGGCACAAAACTGGAGAAGAGTTAAATCTGACGGTAGTGATGGTGGTCCTTGTGGTACTTCTAAGAACAAAAAGAATCCTGATAGATGTCTTCCTAAAAGCAAGATGAACTCTTTAAGTAAGTCACAACGATCAGCCACTGCTAAGAAAAAGAAAGCAGCAGGTGCAAAAGGTAAACAATTTGTTAGTAACACACCATCAGCAAGAGTATCATTAAAGATTAGAAAGAAATAGCTATATGAAATGTAAGTGCGGTTGTAAAAGAAAACTATCTATAAAGAAGAAAAAGAAAAGTTATGGCAAAGCGTAAAGGAGTATCATTATCCTTGGGTAGAGGTGAGAAGAGTCGTAAAGGTGGTCTCACTAAGAAAGGAAGGGATAAGTATAACAGAGCTACAGGTTCTAACTTAAAAGCCCCTCAACCTGGTGGTGGTCCTAGAAAGCGTAGCTTCTGTGCTCGTATGAGTGGTAACAAAGGACCAATGAAAGATAGTAAAGGTAGACCCACTAGAAAAGCTTTAGCTCTTAGAAGGTGGAAGTGTTAACATATTATGAAAACATTTGAAGAACTAGGTAACTTACAAGGATACATAGCAGATACATACCGTGCTGCAATCGATCAGATGCACGAGACAGGTGAATATAATCCATCCCTACTAAACGGTGCTAGACAACTTCTAAAGGATAACGAGATAGTTCTTACAGCAGGTAAAGACACTCCCATCAATGACTTGTTAAATGTAGTACTCCCTTTTGAAGAAGACCAAGAACTAAAAGCTAAAGTTAAGTAACATAACAACACCGAAAGAGAGAGAGAGAAATAGAGTTGTGAGTAAATCGAAACTTCATCAACTCAAGGACTTCCGTAACTTCTTATACCTAGTTTGGAAGCACTTGAATCTACCTGATCCTACACCGTTACAGTACGACATTGCAGACTTCATGCAAGACGGTCCTAAAAGGTCTGTTATCATGGCTTTTCGTGGAGTAGGTAAGTCCTGGATATGTTCTGCTTATGCTGTACATCAACTCCTACTAGACCCAACTAAGAACATACTTGTTGTATCTGCATCTAAAAACAGAGCAGATGACTTCTCTACCTTCACATTAAAGATCATACACGACATCCCTGTTCTTCAAGACTTAATACCTAAGAACGATCAAAGGTTCTCTAAGATAGCTTTTGATGTTGGACCTGCTCCTGCTGCACACGCTCCCTCCGTTAAGTCACTGGGTATATCCTCTCAGCTAACTGGTTCTCGTGCAGATATAATCATTGCAGATGACATAGAAGTACCTAACAACTCTGCTACTCAAGGTATGCGTGATAAGCTAGATGAACAAGTAAAAGAGTTTGAAGCTATCATTAAACCATTAGATACATCCAGAATACTATTCCTAGGTACTCCACAGTGTGAGGACAGTATCTATAATAAGCTCCGAGAAAGGGGCTACAACGCTCGTATATGGACCTCTGAATACCCCAGTGAGGATTTAGTGGTAAAGAACTATGACGACGATATAGCACCCTTTATAACAAATAAGATAACAGATGAGTCAGTTGGTACTACTACAGAGCCTACTAGATTCTCTGACCTTGACCTAGAAGAGCGTAAGATGTCATACGGTAGAACAGGGTATGCTTTACAGTTCATGCTTAATCCTAGGCTATCTGATGCTGATAGATACCCACTAAAGATAAATGACCTTGTTATAACAGATATTGATACTGACCTAGCTCCTGAAAAGATCATTTGGTCATCTGATAAAGATAACGAAAATAAAGACCTTCCTAATGTAGGACTAGGTGGTGACAGGTATCATAAACCATCTAAGACTATTGGTGATATGATTCCATATACAGGTTCTGTGTTGTCCATTGACCCTAGTGGTAGAGGAAAGGATGAAACAGGATATGCTGTTGTTAAGATGCTTAACGGTCAACTCTTTGTTCCTCAAGCTGGTGGTCTAAAAGGTGGGTACGATGAACAAACCCTTAAACTACTAGTTAACATAGCAAAGGATAACAAAGTAAATAAGATCATTATAGAGTCTAACTTTGGTGATGGTATGTTCCAGGAACTACTAAAACCTATCCTATTTACTATGTACCCTTGTTCTGTTGAAGAAGTAAGACACAGTAAACAAAAAGAACTCAGGATCATTGATGTACTAGAACCTGTTCTTAATCAACATAAACTTATTGTAGACCCTTCTGTTGTTCAACATGACTATAAGAGTGCTCAAGGGTATCCTATAGAACATCAAGCTAAGTATATGTTAATGTATCAACTCAGTAGAATAACAAAAGATAAAGGTAGTCTTATTCATGATGATAGATTAGATGCTCTTTCTATTGCTGTAGCTTACTGGGTAGAACAAATGAATCAGGTAGTAGACAATAACATATCTTCTAGGAAACAGGAACTACTTGATAAAGAATTAACATCCTTTACTGATAGCTTTTATAAAAGAACTGTTAAAGGTCGTTCTAAAGCTATGCTTTGGCAATAGCTTCGCTATTACCTTTCGTCTTTACTCACTATGTTCGATAAAGACTCTGTAGCTTCTATTAACAAATCTTTAGACTTTAGTGATTAATATAAGTGCTCCGATAGTTAGTGTAGATACATAAATAGTAGATAAGAAATATAGACTATGACCAACAACTCTATGTCAATAGACACACCTGTCCTTAAAAATCTTTTCATATTTAAAAACATAGGTTATAGTCAAGGTCTATTCTTGTCGTATTAATGATAAAGGAGAAGAACGAAGTATCGACTTTA